AATTACTTCCTCCTTCACCTTAGATAGCTGGGCGAGCCATCAAAGTTTCTCCCCAATAGGGTAAAGGAGTCAGTGATTATTTGCTAGGTGATATCCATAGTTATTAGATGGAGGACAATGTACTGGATTATACATTGTCCTCCTTACTATATCCCGACCTCACTTGATATTATGAAATGATGTTGTGGTGACTGTCCTCCCTGTCAGGTGGTGGCAGATGCCCCTCCCTGTGGTCAACAGTTTCTTTTGATTTCAGATATGTGGTACTCCATGCGGTTCAGGATATTTGTATCTCCCAGTGAGATACCTTTTGGCTTGGTAGTCTTGTTAAGGCTTGCCTGTCAGGGATTGTTCTGCTCAGGACTTACTCCCCTCTGTCCCCTAGTGTCACCTGCGGTGGCAGATGACCCTCCCACAACCCCCTCTGCGGTGTATGTTGTGGGTAGGACGATAATGGATACGTTTGCTGGGCTGGCTGACCTCCCAGACTCAAACTTTTTTCAGGTCTCCCTTCCCATCTGCGCCTACTTATAACGACTTTCAGAACCTAACAGGTTCAAGGGATGTTAGAAAACTATATCAAAGAACAGATGGTATTGTACAAAAAAGACCCATAGAAAACAACGAAATACTAGGAAATATAGGGAAAAAGATTGATATGTGTCCTAAGTCCTTACATATCAAGGACTTACACATCAAAAAATAGCTTGATTTTTGACCCTCTATGTGGTCTAATTGGGACATGGAGAGACAGAAATCAAGAAAATCCTTCAGGCGTAGGAAACCGTCAAACAATGGTCATGGAGGGGGCTCCCTTCCTACGACTACGATTAGGGAAAAGGAGGAAGCCCTTTTCATATCAGCATACCTCAACAGCTTTAATGCGAGACAAGCCTATATATCAATACGTCCAGATGTCACAACAGGGACAGCAGGCGTGGAGGGTAGTAAATGGCTAAAGAAACCTCATATTATAGCTGAAGTGGACAGGCAACTCACTGTCCTATTTGAAACAGTCAATCTTAGCAATGAACAAATCCTAGCGGAACAATTAAAATTAGCCTTTGTAGATATCAGAGGTTTTTTTGATGATGATAATAACCTGAAGGAGATGTCACAATTAAACATAGCCCAGCAATCCGCAATAGAACAGATAGAGGTACAGGAAAATTATGAGGGACATGGTGACAAGAGGAAAAACATAGGCAAGACCACGAGGGTAAGATTTTATTCCAGACAGAAAGCCCTAGAGGCTTTAATGAAATATCGTGGTATGATTAGAGATGGTGGTAATACATTCAACTTCAAAGTAAATAATAATATTGAGAAGGCACAATTAACAGTGGACATAAAAGCCCTGAAGGAGAAACTAGGTGCAGAGCGCATTATTGACATCAACAGACAACTCACAGAAAAAGATAATTAAGCGTACAGTATCAGAGGAACTTTTAAGATATGCAGGCGCAGAGGTATCTTTAAAATTATACATCGAGCAAGCATGGCATGTAGTAGAACCTTCAACTCCATTCGTAGGAGGGTGGCATCTGGATGCAATTTCCGAACACCTCCAAGCCTGTTCTACAGGAGAAATAAAACGCCTTATTATAAATATACCTCCAAGACACATGAAATCTCTAGCTGTATGTGTATTCTTCCCAACATGGGTATGGATTAATGAGCCCACCTCAAGATGGTTATTCAGTTCCTACGCACAAGACCTCTCCACAAGAGATTCATTAAAATGCAGAAGATTAATACAATCAGAGTGGTATCAATCTATATGGGGAGATAGATATGAAATAACATCAGACCAAAACCAGAAAACAAGGTTTGAAAACAATTACACAGGAGTAAGATTATCTACTTCCGTAGATTCACTGGCATGCGGTGAGGGAGGTGACTACATAGTAGTAGATGACCCTCACAATACCAAGCAAGCAGAGAGTGAGTTAAAGAGGAATAATGTACTTTTATGGTGGGATGAAGTAATGAGTACGAGGTTAAATAATCCTAGAACTGGAGTCAAAATAATCGTGATGCAGCGTTTGCACGAACAGGATTTGACAGGGCATATCTTAGAGAAAGAGCTAGATTATGAGCACCTCTGTCTCCCTGCCGAGTTTGAAGGAGGAACAAGATGCAAAACACGATTATTCACAGACCCACGCACCTCCAACGGAGAGGTTCTCTGGGACGGTATCTATAACAAACAGGCATTAGGTATCCTTAAAAGGGAACTGAACGCTGAGGTGGACGAGTCTGGTAACACTATAACAGAATCCTATGCTGTAGCTGGACAACTCCAACAAAGGCCAGCCCCCAGAGGGGGAGGTATGTTTAAAGTAGAAAACTTCCGTACAATAAATATAGTAGACCCGAAGGAGATACAAAGGACAGTGAGGTACTGGGATAAGGCAGGGACGGAGGACGGAGGCTGTGCCACCGCAGGAGTATTAATACATAGAATGAAGAATGGTAGTTTTATAGTAGCGGATAGGGTAAAAGGCAGATGGAGTGTAGGCAGAAGGGAGAAAAGAATAAGATTAACTGCTGAAATGGATGGTAAAGGAGTACATGTCTGGGTGGAACAGGAGCCAGGAAGTGGAGGTAAGGAATCAGCAGAAAACACTATAAGAAACCTCGCAGGATGGAGGGTTAAGGCAGATAAGGTAACAGGTGATAAGGTAGTGAGGGCAGAGCCCTATGCAGACCAAGTGGAGATATCTAATGTATTCCTCCTTAAGGGAGATTGGAATAAGGACTTTATACTGGAACATGAATCTTTCCCTGTAGGCAAGGAGAAGGACAGTGTAGATGCTACAGCGGGAGGGATAAATAAACTTATAGCACAGAAATCGAGGGCTGGGGTATGGTAATGGAGATACCTGATAGAGAACAGGAGGCTATATGCCTCCTAGCAATGGAGAATAGCCAAGGAGACCAGGAGTTTTTACACCTCCCAGTGATAGAGAATAGTGATAGAGAAGAAGAGGGAGCTAAAGGAGGACGCAAATTTCTGGTGGCAGACCCTCCCTCCCACACCCTCAAGGAGGGAGAAGGGCAATGGAGGGCAGGAGCTTATTACCTACAGGTCATAGAGGAGGGTAAGGGAGAACAAGAGGCATTACACCTCCCGATAATATTTGATATGAAGGAGAATATGTGCGAGGCGGTGGAGGGCTGTGACAATGGAGGAGCCCTCCGAAGGAGGAACCCTCCCGTGGGAGGAGCCAATCGTAAACCCTCCCGTGGGAGGGCGTGAAAGACACCCGAGGCAAAAATTCTCAAAAATTTTGAAATGGTTTTTTCAAGGAGGAACAAAACAGTGATACATTCATTCATGCGCTATATACCAGACGTAGATGACAGTGGGATGCTGATAGGGTATACATGGTGTGACGATGAAGGGGAGGACTATTAAATGGTTAGGGATAAGAGGGACATAACACAACGGAAGAAAAGCTTTAAGCGGAAGGAGAAACCTGTAAACAGGCTGAAGCAAAACGCTGTGGCTAATGGTAATGGTAACGGTATCTTTGACAGGTTGACGGAGGATACGAAGACACAATTATTAATAAATTTTCAACAGCAGATATCAAGGAGGGAGATTGCCAACAGGTTAGGGTTATCATTCAAGAATGATGCGAGGGATACTTATAAGGCATTAGGTTATCCTGTAGAACTTACATTCGACCACTACTGGGCATTTTATACTAGGGAACATATAGCAAAGAGGGTTGTAGATGCACCTGTCAATTCATGTTGGCAGAAGCCTCCCACGATATCGGAAATAGATTCTGATGATGGGGAGGACACTAAATTTGAAAAGGCATGGAGTACAATGGTGAATGAGCGTAAGATGTGGCATTATCTTACAAGGATAGATAAGCTGTCGGGCATAGGTCAATACGGTGTACTGTTATTGGGGTTTGATGGTGGAGGGGAATTAAAGACGGAGGTGACCACAGCAACAAAGCTCTTATACGTCAGACCGTATAAGCAGAACAACATAACGATTAAGAAATTTGAGGATAATATAAATGATGAACGATACGGTCTCCCTAAGTTATACCATCTGGTAGTTACTAATGCCGATGGAGGGACTACGGAGACTATAGTACATTGGTCTAGGATTATACATGTAGCCGATGAACTGATAGAGGATGATATCTTCGGGACACCCAGAATGATGAACGTATACAATCTTATCGCTGGACTCCATCTGGTTGCTGGTGGTTCTGGTGAAATGTTCTGGAGGGGTGCATTTCCTGGTCTTGCATTCATACTTGATAAGGATGCGGAACTAGACCCGAATCAATCTAAGGCACTGTTGGAGACGGAGATTAATGATTACATCCATGATATGAATAGAACCATGCGATTACAGGGCATGGAGGTTCAGAACCTTGCGCCTCAGGTTGCAGACCCTTCAAAGCATGTTGAAACACTATTATCGTTAATATCAGGTGCAAGGGAGATTCCTAAAAGGATTCTTACTGGTGCTGAAAGAGGGGAACTAGGTGGAGATAGGGACGAATCAGCTTGGAACAAGAAGGTAAGGGAGAGACAGACAAACTTCTGTACGCCCATGATAGTCAGAGCTGTTATAGATAGATTAATCAAGTTCAAAGTCCTCCCTACACCTACTAAGGGGTACGAGGTAGAATGGCCAGATATTACATCACCGAACAAGGAAGAGGATGCGAAGGTGGCGGAGACTTTAGCTAAAGCGGTTGCCGTATACGGTAACGCATTAGGGGCTCAGGAAGTTGTCCCTCCAGAAGTGTTCCTGTCGGAGATAATGGGATTTGATACTGATGTTATTAAGAAGATAACAGGTATCCTTGAGACTATGCAAGCAAGTGACTTGGAGGATGAAAGTAAGATAGATGAACAAAGGAAAGAGATAGAAGCTGAATTGATTAAAGAAGGTAAGAACGAAATAGCAAAGAGGAAAGCTGTGGGAGATATTGCAGCTTCAACACAGGGAGACAGGTAGTGGCTGAAGTATTAAACTGTAAGAACGAAGAATGCCCCTCTAAGGATGAATGTCATACCTTTAAATATAAGGCTTTTCAGGGCATGGAGGAATATGT